TCGAAGACCATGATTCCGCCGGCGGCGTTGGTCAGCGCCGTGAACAGACCGGCCTTGTGGACGGCGGTGAACGTGCCGGTGGCCGTGAAGGTCTTGGCCAGGGTGTAGTTGGTCGCGGCGCCGGTGTGGGCGTAGGTGCCCAGGGCGCGCGCCAGGCCGTTGGTCGTGATCTCCGAGGTCAGGGTCGTGTCACCGGCCGCCGGCGCGCCGACGTCGGTCGTCAGGCCGATGAACTGGGCCGCACCTTCGCCGAGGATCGAGAAGTGGTCGGTCGCGCTCGGCGTCGAGCCGGTCGTGCCGTCCATGTTCCACCACTGGTCGACGGTCAGGACCGTGGCCGAGTTGGTGCCAATGTTGCCGTAGACGGGGGCGCCGGTGCCGTTGTCGGCATAGACGCGCATGCCCTTGAACTGGTCGACGGTCCAGCCGGCGGCCGCCTTCGTCAGGGAAGTGGCCGAGCTCGCGGTGGCGGTGTTGTCGCCGATCCCAAGGATCCCACCCATGAGGTTGGCCTGCCAGTCGAGGCCAGCCGTGGTCCGCAGGTTGACGCTGATCCCGAGGTCCTCGATCGAGCCATCCGGGTGGAGGATGACCGCATGGACCTGGTTGGGCATGAGCACCCCGAGGCGCTCTTCGATGATCCGGTTGGGCCCGCGAATGATGCCGATCTCCGTCCCGCCATCGCGGGTCGGGATCCGCTCGACCATCGCGGTCGCCCGGCGGCGGAGGAGATACATCAGGGACTCCTTCTCAGCCCTTCGAGGCTGGCTTGGATCCGACGGCCTTCGGCTTCGTGAGCCGGACGTGGGCGGCCTTCTCGGACGTCTGGCGCGGGGCGGTCGCGGTCTCGACAGCCGGCGCGGTCGCGGTCTCGATGACCGCCGAGGATGAGTCGGTGTCCTCGACGATCCCGGCTTCGATCCAGGCGTCGACGACGTGGGGCGGGATGGAGTCCGAGAGGCCGTGGCCGGCCTGGAACGTTCCGTAGCCCGAGTTGATCTGCTGCTTCGCGATGAGTGGCACTGGGAGCCCTCCGGGAAACAGAAAGAGGGCCGGCCCGAGTGGGTCGACCCTCTTTCGAGGCTGCGTGGTTGGCGATCGCCTACGGCGTACCGGCGATCGGCGAGGTGACAATCTTGGAGCGCCGGACGGTCGTGGCGTCCTGGGTGACCGGGAAGAAGTCACCCTCGAACTGCTCGGCGACGGCACTGTCGACGGTCGAGTTGGCGGTCGCCCGAAGGATGACCACCCGGATGTAGCGCTTCACCGGCCGGTAGATCTCGATGATCACGACGCCGTTGTCGTCGGCGCCGCCGGCGACCATGTTCTGGCCGGAACCGAGCAGGTCAGCGGCGTCCGACATGTTGGCTGCGTTGCCGTCCTGGAGCTTGACCGAGGTGACCGAGGTCGCCAGGATCGCGCCGAACGAGACCACGAACCGGCAGGACTTGAAGTCCTGAGTGTCGATGGTCGTCCCGTTGATCGTGGTGACGCCCGCCGCGCCGGTTGCGTTGTTGATGACCCTGGTCGCCTTGACCGCGTTGGTGAGCTGCATCTCGAGTGTCTCCTGTTAGTCCTGGAGCGGAGCGCACGGAGCCGGGGTTGGCTGCGGTGCACGGGGGTTGGGAGGCCATGCGGGAGCCCGGTGGGGGCAGGCTCCCGCAGGCGGTTGGACTTAGGCGAGCTTGATCCGGGCGAATGCCTCGGCCAGGACCGGCATGCCGTCGGTCTCCATGCGACCGATGAAGCCGATCTGGTTCGTCGCGGCGTAGAGCTCGACGAGCCGCTGGATGGTCATGTCGAGCGCGTCGGCGATCCAGTAGTACCGGAAGTCGCCCAGGGCGCCGACGTACAGGCCGGTGGTGAACGTGTTGGGCACGTACTCCGATTCGAAGTAGGGCAGGCCCAGGACGGTGTCCGGCTGGCCGACGGTCAGGCTGGCCTGGCCGATGCCGCCCGGATTCCAGAGGTACTGCCCGTTCGAATCCTTGAGCTTGCGGACGTTCTGGACCAGGGTCCGCGACAGCGCCCAGGCGATGCTGGACGAGTTGCGGTACTGGGCCTTCAGGCTGTACTTGGTGTTGATCAGATCGTCGGCCACGACCACGGTGCTCGACGCGCAGGTCGTGTCCCGCGAGATGTCGATGCCGTCGGTGGTCGCGGTGAAGATCCCCAGCGGCTGGTTGGCACCGGAGCCGAGCAGGAAGGCCTTCTCGCCGGTGATCCCGAACTTGTAGCCGAGGCGCTCGATGACGAGCTGCTCGACCGTCTGGATCCCGTCGGCGTTGGTGTCCTCGTCAAACGCCTGGAAGCTGCCGGCGGCCCGGAGGAGCTTGGCGCTGATGAGGATCTGCTTGGCCAGGGGGACCGGCCGCCACTCGCGCTTCCCGAAGGACATCGTGGTGTCGGCGGAGCCAGTCTGGAGCTCGGTCGTCCAATCGGCGTCGGCCGGGTCGGCGATCAGCTGAGGGACGCCGAGCGATTCCGCGTTCGTGACCAGGCGCTTCGTCGCAAGCTGGCGGATGAACGTGATGTTGTCGACGAACTTGATCAGGTCCTGGCTGAACTGCTGCGGGGCGACCAGGTAGCCGCCGCCGATGTCCGAATCCATCTGGAGGGCGCGAGTCTCGCCCTTCGTCAGGAAGCGGTTGAACGCCTCGCGGTATTCCTTGGTCGCGACGGCCCGGGTGGCTGCGCCGGGAGCGGCGTCCGCCGGGAGGCCACGGGTCGGGGGATCACCGGCGGGCTGGGCGAGCTCGCGGGCGGCCTTGTCGCTGGTCTCCCAGCGATTGGCCTGGTCGATGTTGGCGTCGTACTCCGCCATGAGGGCGTCGTAGCGCTTGTCGTCGTCCGAGCCCTTCACGAGGGGTTCCTTGCTCGCCTCGAGGATGGCCCGGGCCGCCGTGTGCGCGGTCAGGGCGGCAGCGCGAAGCTCCTTGATCTTGTCCTGCACTGGGGTGCTCCTTTGGAGCTGGTCCCGGGCATGCCGAATGACCCACCTCGCGGCGGGCATCGGTGCGGCGGGAACGGGTTGGTCTAGACGGCTACCGCGAAACCATCGACACGGAGTCGGTGGTCGCTCATCTGAAGGAGCTGCTCGCGGGACCTGCTTTCGGGCACCTCATCCTCCGAGCGAGACGACTCGTCGTCGTTCGCGCCAGACGGCTCGTCACCGTTGGCCTCGGGGAGGAAGGTCCTGAGCAGAGCGATCGAACCTGACACCAGGTCGAGATCACTGGGCGTGGAAGGAAGGCCGTGGGCCTGGCGGACCAGGAAGGCCGAGAGAGCGGACAGGTCGATGCCGAGCTCCTGCGCCATCGAGCGCAGGCCGACGTCGGTCTGGAGGTAGGCCGGGAAGGTGACCGGGCTGATGTCGAAGAGCCGGACCTCGATGAGGTCGCGCTCCATCAGACCCCCGCGCTGCTTGGGCTCGCGCCATTCGTCGCGGACGGTCTGGAACGAGAACGAGCACTGGCTGATGTCGCCGCGGGCGATCGGGTCGAGGACCAGGTCGCGGATCGTCTGGTTGTCCGGCGGCAGGATGTCGAAGCTGAGCCCACTGCCGTCCTCGGCCAGGGTCATCGTGTGGCTTCGCGTTCGACCAAGGATGTAGTTCGGATCGTGGTTGAACAGGCCGCGGATGTCGGCGGCGCTGATCGTCTTGGAGAAGGCGCCCGGCAGGATCCGCTCCTTGAAGCCACCGAGATCCTGGCTCCAGCTGTTGAACGTCGCCGCGTGGCCGACGAGGTGCTTGGGATCGTCGGTGCCGTCCATCCCGGAGCGGAGCTCGATCAGGTCCAGCGCGAAGACTCGCTCCTCGCGACCGCGCTTCGTCATCGGGGGCATAGCGACCTCACTTGCCGGTGTCGGCTGCCGGGCCCTTGCCTGGGCCGGCGGCGGGGAGTGGCGGGGGACTGGACTTGGACGGCGCCGCATCGGGGCCGGTGTTGGGGACGACGCCCGTGTGGACGAGGCCGGCAGGCAGCTTCAGCGCCGTGACAACCGAGGCCGGGTCGAAGCCGACCTTGACCAGCGCGGCTGCCGACTCGAGGCGGCCCTGGAGGGTCATGCCGTTCTCGTCGAAGGCCTTCTGCGGAATCATCGCGAGCGGGATGTAGAAGTCTCGGCCCGTGCCGTCCGGCGGAGGGTTGCGGTCCTCCTGCTCGGCGATCATGTCGCCGTTGAGGAAGCCGCCCTGCATGCCCTGGAGGTACGACGTGTACCGGGAGGCCATGTCGCCTCGCAGGAAGCCGTTCATGTTGATCTTCGAGTAGAGCGGCGGCACCAGGAGCTGTGTGTCGGTCTCGGCCTCGAATCGCTCGACCCATGGTCGGAGCGTGTACTGGACGTGCTCGAGGCCCTGGTGCTCAATGTTCGAGTGGGTGGCCCGGTCGAGCTCCTGCAGAAGGTGCGGCGCGATCCGGAACCAGCGAGCGACCTCGAGGACCTGGAACTGGCGGGTCTGGAGGAACTGGGCCTCGTCGGGCGCGATGCCGATCGCGGCGAAGTCCATCCCTTCCTCGAGGATGGCCACCCGGCTGGCGTTGCTCAGGCCCTGGTGGCGGTCGGTCCAGCTCTTCTCGAGGTTGTCCATCGCCCGGTCGGACAGCTGGCCGGCGGCCTTGATCACGCCGCCCGGGCGGGCATCGTTGGCGAAGAACCGCGCGCCGAACTCCTCGGTCGCGAGGGCAAGTCCGATGGCCTGGCGGGCCATGGCGACGGGGGAGTAGCCGACCAGGCCGTCGCCCGAGAAGCCCTTGAGGTGGAAGATCTGGTCGCGGCTGAAGACCTTCAGCTCGCCGTTCGGCAGGCGGTACAGGTAGAGCAGCTCGCCCTGTGGCGCGGCCGCGATGCTGACCCCGTTTTGTCCGTTGCGCCCGACGCCCATCTTGTCCGGGCGGAGCGGCCACAGTGCGATCGGGCGAGCGGCCTTGTCGAACTGGATCTCGGCGTATCCGTTCCCACGCAGGGCGCCGTGGCCGATGATCGTCTGCCGGAAGTCGATCCCGGAGATCTCGGGGTTGGCCTTGCGGGCCATCAGGGTCTCGACCGGGTTGTCCGGCTCCTCAGTCCGCCCGCCGGGCGTCTTGCGGTAGACCCCGAAGGGCAGCGTGCCGATGTCCTCGGCCAGGATCCTGACCGAGGCAAAGACCGCCGACATGGTCAGCGCGACTTCGGGCGAGACGCGGATCCCGGACGCTGTCTCGGCGCCGCCACTGAAGAGCTTCTGGACCCAGTACGCCGGCGAGCGCGGGTTGGTGATCTGAAGGCGCCAGCCGCGAGCTTCGCCGAGGGGCTGAGCGAAGATGGACATTCGTCAGCTCCGGGGCTTGGCGAGCGATGAGGCGACGAAGACCAGGTAGCCGCCCACGAGGAGCCAGGGCAGCACCGGGCTGACCATCCCGACCCCGACCGACAGGCTGCCGATCCCGACCAGGGCGATGGCGTCGGCGCGGTAGGAGCGCGTGACCACCGCGGCGCGCTGGCGGGCGCGGGTGATCGCTCGGCGGATCGTCGTCATCAACGCCTCGCGAACTAACGGCGGCCACCTCCGAGGGTGCGGATGCCGCGGGTTTCGTAGATGGAGGGCCCGGCCAGGACCGGCATCGTCATCGCCGCTTCGAAGCACAGGACATCGGCGACGGCGGCATCGATCTTGCGGCGGTCGTCGCCCTTGATCAGGACGTACATCGTCCGGCCGTCGCCCTCGTCATCGGTCACGTGGACCTTCTGGAGATGGGCGGCCTTGACGTGCTCGTTCGTGACCGGGTCGTTGTCGTGGGTATGGGTGCCCTCGCGCAAGCCGGTCAGCCAGCGATCGACAGGCGGCCCGAACCGGCGGGCTTCGTTGGTCTTGAGCGCAAGGACGGTCTCTTCGCCGTAGCGGACCTGCCAGCCCTCGACCTCCGACCACCATTTGAACGGGTCGCACAGGAGACGGCCGACACGGAAGTGGACGAACGTCGCGGCGAGCGTCTCGTCGACGTCGATCCGATCGACCGCCCAGTCCTTGCCAGGGTGCTCGTTCTGCCAGGCCAGCATGGCCGCGCCGACGGGCCGGACCCAGGCCTTGATCAGGAAGCTGTAGCCCTCGGCCGTGCAGGCTCGGAGCACCGTGGCGTCCTGGCTGATCGAACCGTCGAAGCCGAGCCCGACTTGTGTCCCGAACGGGACCTCGTGGGCGTTCGCGCCGAGCTCGTCCCAGCGATCAGGCTCGACCGCGTGGCCGGCGCCGGCGACGAGGATGTTGCCGTAGAAGCGCATCGCCTGGGGCAGGTCACGCTGGGCAATGTCGGCCGCCTCGGCTTCGATCGCATCCAGGTTGACGTGACCACCCTGCTCGCGCAGGACGTCGGACGGATAGACCGCCTGGTGGATCTTCCGGCGCTCGCGCTTGTCGGCGTAGGAGAGGTTCTTTGGCGGCTGCACGAACTGGCGATAGATGTCGATCGCCGTCGATTCGAACTGCTGCTGAGCGACTGAATGCTCCGCCGGATCCCAGGCGTTCGAGGTGAGCGACGCCCGGCCGCTCATGCCCGACAGGTTCCGGTACTGAGTATCGGCGAGCTTGACCATCTTGTTCCGGGCGGTCCACAGGCCGAGCTCGTCCTGGGGGACGAACGTCGTGCGCTGGCCCAGTCGGGACTGGTTGCTCGAGGTGACCGTGTCGATCCGTCCACCGTCGGGCAGCCGGATGAAGGCCTCGCCAGTCTTCGGGATCAGGTCGGTCAGCGGACCGAGATCGATCATCGGCCGGAGCGCGTCGTAGGTGTTCTCGGTCGAATCCTCCGAGAAGGCCGTGATCTGGATCAGGGCCGTTGGCCAGGGCATGCCCATGGGGTCGCCCGGCTGGTAGGGATACTCCCAGCCGCACCGGCAACCATGGTCCCGGCAGACGTAGCCGTCATCCTGGCCGGCCCAGCCCGCGAACAGCGCCGGGCCGGCGCCTTCGAGGCAGACCTGGGCGGCGATCAGCGGGTTCTTGCCGAGCTTCTGTGGCCCGACCAGCAGCCCGCGGCGATGGACGAACGCCGGACCGAGGATCGGCGCCTGGGGCTCCCACTCGACGTCGCCGCGGACGAGGTAGAAGTTCGCCAGGTACTGGCCCTGGTAACGGTAGAGACTGAACGGCTCGCCCTTGCGGAAGCCGTCCGGGATGACGCAGTGGTGTTCGATCCAGTCGAGGCCGACCCACAGCGGAGTGGCCTCACGCGCTCCCGTCGATGACCGAGAACCTGTCCCGGGCCGAGCTTCGCGACGCCTTGGCCGGCTCGACGGCCGCGCTGGATTGCTCGTCGCCGTCATCGATCACCCATCGGTTGTGCCTGATGCCCGACAGCGTGAGCCCGAGCTCGGTCATCTGGCGCATCAGCAGCGTCCCCACGCTCGCCTGGGCCTTCGGCTTCTCGGCCCGGACGACGTTTCGGACGTAGAGCGCGACCTCGAGCTCGCGGCCAGCCTGCTCCCAGGCGATCGCCTGCGGCCGCTTCCATTCGGTCGACCAGATCGCGAGCTCGCGCTGGCTCGGTCGTGCGAGCGGCCACGCCGGAGGGTCACCTTCGCGGCCGGCCGCCGGCAGATGAGTCCAGCCAGCGTTATCACGATCGCGCCGAAGGGCATTCGGGTCAGGAGCTGGTCCGGATCGAGCCCGGGCGCCACCACTTGGCATGTTCAAACCGCCTCAGCCCGAATGTTTGAACCCGACACGCATGCGACACGGGTGCTGCGCGGGTACCGTTTTGGCCACCCTGGAGACTTCCGACCCACCCCACCCCTCGATCGAGCGCATCGGTCATCGAGCAGGTGCCGCCTTCTTTCGCTTCGCCAGCTCATTGCATGACAGGCACGACGCCAGCCAGCCAGCCGACGGGTCACCGTCAATCCTGTGGGCAGCCACCCACTTGCCATCTGGCTCGAGCACTCGACCGCAGCCGTAGCCGCAGGGTGCAGGTAGTGCCGCTCTTAGGCGAGCGCGCGCCTTCCTGTGTTGCTGGCCATACCCACGCTCGATGCGGCTCGATCGACCCAGCTCGTGGCGCCGGCCGGCCTTGGCCTTGGCCTTGGCTGCATGCTCGTCGCATCGTGCCTTGAGCGTGAGTCGTTCGCACTGCTGTCCATCTACGTGGGTGAGGCAGCGTTGCCACAGAGCCAACGCCTACTCGGTGATCCCACAGGCCACGATGCAGCCAGCGTCACAGGGTGGGATGGTGCCGTCCGTGCGTGGGCAGACGAGATGTACGACGCCGGCGACGTCGTGGCCCTGGAGGATGGATCGACAGTCAGGGCAGTGCAGCGGACGGTTGGTCTGGCGCTGCTCGAACAGCGGTTTGCCAGTGACGTGATCCTCGGCCTGGACATTGCCACCGCCGATCACGCCGACCATGATCGGGATGTCCTCGAACTTGGGCTTCACATGGACCACATGCGGTTTCGTGGCGCGACGTCGACCGATTCGATCGACTGCGACCTGGATCGCGAAGCCGATCTCGTCGACCTCGTCCTGCGTCAGCTGGACGTCGACGGTCGCGCGGATCCGGTGCTGGGCGTCGCTCGGTTCGTGCTCGAGCAGGACATTAGCCATGCGATCTCACGGTTTCGAGGGGTGAGGATGCCCGGCAGGCGCGCCAAACGCGGTGGCCGCTCGGGGTGGTCAAGCGGGCAAAGCCGCGACCGATCGAGGTGGTCACAGACTATCACTGGCTGTCAACTGGCTTTCCACGTCTTGCCGGTGATGGCTCGCCACGCTCCTGATTTTACCGACGCCAAACCTGCGCCCGAGCTCAGTCGTGGTCACACCCTGGCCATGAAGTCGACGCATCTCACGAACGGCATCAGCGGTCAGGATTGCCCGAGGGTGCCGTTCACCCAACGCCGCAACCGCTCTTCTGGCGCGGGCTCAGCCTGCGCGGCCGCGATCGCCTGATCTACCTTGTCGCCTTTCATTTCGACATGGTCATGTCGCTCGAAACCCTAACCGGAGTGAACGCGATGTGGCCACAGCCCGGTCGGCAATCAGCCGTGTGGAAGGCGCCAGGCGCGTGATGTTTCCAGCCACGGCCATAGCCGGTGCTCCCATCCATAGCCGTGACGCGGCGCCCGCAGACGTCGCATTGCGCTCTCGAATAGATCGTTGGGTCCAATGAAGATCGCCCGCGATGCGGCCGCTGGCTCAGCTCACGTTCAACTACCGATGGATCCGGTCTGAGCTGATTCATCCAATCTCGATCACTTTCGACGGGTCCTGAATGATCACGAGGGCATTCCAGATGTACTGCTCCACGGCTCGCCTAATGTGAGAACGCTCTGGCAGCAGGCCCGCGAAATCCAATGCATTGCGAAGCTCAAAGGACATCTGCTGACGGACCTCGATGGGGTAGGTCACACGACGCGCCCGCACGGCGGTCCGGGTCACATCGACTGACGACTCCTGCGCGTCAATATCCCCAACCGTGATCAGGTTGTATTGCGTCGTGAGTTCCACGAGATGAGCCTCTAGATCAGCGATGCGTCGCTTCTTGTCGCCTTTCACTTGCCTCCTTCAGCCGCGATCACGGCGTTCTGTTGTGCCTCGCTCAGCTCGCTCCAGGGCATCGAACGCCAGCGCTTCGGCCGACGTTCGTACTCGCCGTGGGCTTCCTCGTCGGCAATCCGGACGATCCAGCGCAGGAACGCGAGCGTTGCGCCGGCCGGGTTCTTCGGCAGGTCGAAGCCCTCCCAGGCTGTGAGCAGCTCGTCGCCGGCGAGCAGCCGGCCCATGACCACCGAATGCCTGATGTTCTCGCCGCGGAGGCGCTCGATCGCCCG